GCATCTCAGGAAATTCCTTTATTGAGCTTACAAGTTTTTTAAATTTGTCATCCTTTATGAGTCTAGGATTGTTTGGGTTTGTCTTTACTTGTGATATGCTTACCTTTTCTGTTTTCATTCGTGTTTTATTAGTACGCCTCGTAAACTCTTTTCATCTTATCAGCAATATCTCTTACGCAACTACTGCATGTCGTTCCTGTATCTTGTTTTACCTTGAATACTCTGTTGTATATCTTAATGAGTTTGACCTTATCATGATGGTTCGCTCCTTTGCCCCATTTCTCTGCATCTTTATCCCAATGCTCTGACATAAACTCTCCTAGCCAAATGTATTCGTGTTCTTCTAGGCAATTTGGATTCCTGCGCCAAATCTTATTCAAAAATTCCTTACGCTCGTCGCAGCCGCAGTCATCTCCTGCTAGCCATTTAACAGCGTCTTTTATTCCTGTAGCCTCTGTTATCTTTTCTACAATATCGCCTAAGCCTTCGGCCTTCTGCTTCTTTTTCCATTCTTTGTACTCCTTTGTACGTTTGTCTAGTTTCTTCATTCGTTTTTTATTAGGATCCGCAATACAAGCAATCGTCATCCTGTTCAGGATTGTTTTCTATTGCAGGGTTTAGTATAACCTTTAATTCGTAAATCTGTTGCATCAGCTCCATGTCTTCATACATATCGCCTGTAATTTTTGATTCTAGGCGCTTAATCTCTGCCTGTACATCTTTTTTGTTTATAGCCATTCGTAGTCTCCGTTTATATAATCCTCGTAATCTTCTGCGATGTTTTCCTTTAGTTTATCTTTTGATTTCTTTATAGAGTAGAATATTGTCTTTGTGCTTATTCCTGTTTCTGCAGCTATCTGCCGCATGCTCATTCCTGAATCTCTGTAAACTTTAAAGAGCAGCTCGTCAAACCATTCCCAGGTGTTCATTTCTTTTCGCATTCTGAGTTCTAGATTGTACTCAGCTTCGCCTTTGGATATGTACTCGTAATTAACTCCCATCTTGTCAATGTATTCTAATGGTACTTTTTGCAGCTTTTTTTTCTCTGCTCGCAAATCACATACTATTGCTCGTAATACTAAATAGATGTAGCTCTTGTTTATCTTGCCCTCTTCGTTTACAATCTTAAAAGGCTTGTAGTATTTGGTTAACCTGATGTACATCTCCTGTACTATATCCTCAGCGTAAAACTCTTCGCCTAAACTTTTGACTATCCTAATGTAGTCTTCATGTAACTCAGCAACTTTTGAAAGCCATCTCATGATTAGTATCTAAACAAATGTAGTTATTTATTTTTAATAGTTGTAAGACGCATTTATCAACAGAAAGTTGTGCATAAAAAAAGCGCCCATCTCTGAGCGCTCTCCATTTGGTTTACAACTTAACTAAAAAGGTAAATCATTTGCAGGTAAATCCTGCGGCATGCTTTGCTTTGGAGCTTCTGCTTCCTTATAAGGTTCTGAAAATTTAACGCTAAAGTATTTTACTCCGCTTTTAGATTCGTTTAACCACATGGCCATGTCTTTCATTTGGCCGTCTATCATTGCTTTGCCTTTATAATCAGGCTGCTGCTCCGTTTTTTTGTAGTCGTTCTTAAAGATTGCTCCGCTGTTGTTTTTCTGTTCCATTTATTTATTTTTTGTTTTTCTGTATTGTTGGTAATTTATTCCAAATTTTGCATTTAATTTATCTTGACTTGATTTTAAACCTTTAAAAACTGCAGTCATGCTTATGTTTGTATCTTTAGAAATTTGCCTCATTGATTTTCCTGTTGAGTGATAAATTTCAAATAAAATCCTATCATAAACATTCCAGGTTTCTATTTCTTTATATAGAATTTCATCATTAAATTTTTGTTCCATTTTATTTATTTATTTTTTTTACTGCTTCTAAAAATTCTTTTTCCGTATAGGTATTGTGATATTGTTCTTCTTTTTTTAGTTTTCTTTTAAAAAGAGTAATTAACTTTTTTCTTTCTATTTTTTCTAAACAATCAAGATTTATTAATGTGCAAGCGCAAAATAAACGGTTTTCTAAATCAAACAAAAAACAAGAAAAAGAACCATCGCAAAGGTCATCTTGTTTCATTAAAACTTCATGGCAGTATTGCCATTTATACAAAGGCATGCACCTTAAGAAACTTACAGGTATTTCAATTTTTGTTTGATGAAATGCTTCGTCAAATATTGTACTATAACTTATGTATGTTTCAATTATATTGTCCTTTCTCCATTCTGTATGTTCCATTTATTTATAGATTTTAAATTGTTCTTTTGGCATCCATACAAGCAACTCTTGGTCATTTGCGGATCCTTCTCTTGGTTTCCTTCCACCATACTTAACGTTTCCCTGTATATCTATGCATCTAATATAATACAGCTCATCTGTAAAGTTTAGGAAATAATATGTAGGCAAAATTCTATCTGCCTTTTGCATCTTTGTAAGCTTAATAATTGATACAATAAAATTTGAATAATTAGAGCTTGGATTGTTGTAGTTTTTTATTTCAATGTATGCTTTGCCTGTTATCAAATAGTCTAAATCATAATCGCCTAGCTTTTTATAATCTTGGCCTTTTGCAATAAGCTGCATTACCTTTTTTTCCCTTTCTATATCCTTGCTGCTTTCAAATCTAACCGCCATGCGTTTGCTTATCTAGATATTCATTTATTATTTGGCGCATAAGTTCTGATGTTGTTACGCCCTGGAATCTAGCAACTTTTACTAGATCCCATTTATCTTGCAGGTTAAGCCTTACGCTGATAGTTTTTACTTTTCCTTCGTCTCCGAGTTTTCCTCTGCCCATAGTTCTTTTATTAGTTTATCATAGTATTCTCTGCATTCATCTATGCGCTCATAGATGGCTTTTACTACATCTTTATCGTATCTTACTTCAAATACTTTGATTCGTTTTTTTGCAGGTATATGGTCAAAGTTATGCTTTGCCTCAACCTCTGCCCTTAGCTCTTCGCTTTCATCAATCAAATGATGTTGCCAATGCGCTCGCCTTATCTCATCCTCAACAATCTGCTCAGGAGTATTTAACAAACAATAACAAAGCAAGCTTTTACGCTTGCCTGTTAAAGCCATGTAACCCTGCAACTGATAAAAATAGTCTTTGTTTGGTATATCCTCAGCAAACCAAGGAAAGGTAGTTCCGTCATAGCTACTCTTTATATCTAGCAAAGTTTTATCTGTGTTTACATCAGGAGTACCTGTTAAATAATCATTATTAAAATGGTCATCGTTTTTATAAAGCAAACCTAGCTCCAAAACATCCTGGCATAAATCAATACCATAGCGTTCCACTTGGTTGCCTTTATCTGTGTATCTGCTAGAAAACTCTTTGCGTATTCCATAAACCTCTTCTAAGGCTAACTGTTGCAGATATGTTTTAGTAGTCTTGCTAAGCGTTTCTGTTTTACTTCTGCTGTTGGTCATTATCTTGCCAATGGAAGAACATCTAATCTTCAGCATAACTCTAAGGCTTTAGCTTGCGCTGTGTTTAATTCAAACTTGCTAGTGATTGCTTCCTTTTCAACTTTACCATCCTGGAGCGCTTTTATAGCATCTTTAAATCTAGCCTCTGTAAGTTTCTTTTTTTTAGGCGCTGCCTTCTTATCATGCGTATTTGTGCTATCTGCGTCTTTGGTATCGTCAATAAGAAACAAACCGTTTAAAGCATACTTGCGAGCGTATGAGCTGCTGCTTCCAAAACTCTGAGCAATATCCATCCCCTTGCGAGTAGGATCAATTCCTGCCTGAGCCTTTACAGCTTGCATTTTATCGCCATCTGTTATCATTGCAGTAGCTTCTACATACATATAGCCTGCTGCTTCCTTAACCTCATCTGTAAGATTCAATACTAGGCCATTCAATAAAGGCTTTACAGCCTCCATAATATCCTCGCAAGACCTGTACTTGTAGTTTCCAAACTTGTTAAACTGATTCTTTGGAGCTTTTAACTCCTTTTGGATTGTTGCCAATCTCTCAATAATTGATTTTTTCATAGTGTGTATTTTAAATATGTATTACAAATATAACAAAAATTAATTGATTTCTTTAATTTTTCTCTTGTAGATTTCTATTATATCCCTTAGTTCTTCCCTTGTATATTTTCTTACCTGATGCGCCTGCTCATGCAATTCTATAAGCGCTTCGCCTCCTATTCTTTGCTCTATTCCTATCTGATAGTTTAGCAGGTTTGCATGGAGATGCTGATTGCAGTAAACGCACTGACCATGAACATTAAGCTCATTGAACCTAACGCTTCCAAATCCTCCTGCGCTGTAGTAATGTCCTGCGTCAAATTTAGATCCCAGGGGTTTGTCGCAGCTTACGCAATTTTTATTCTTGTCTCTTGCTCTGATGTATGCATTGAAATAGGTTTGCGCTTTTTTAGTTAAACTTTGTACGGTTTCTAGCTTTTCTTTTAGTTCTTTTTTTTCTTTTTTCCAAT